AGATAAGAAAGATAGATAAGGAAATTAGGGTACACGATTTACAGGTGTCTAATGATCATACCTTTACAGTTGGTAAAAATCATATGATTGTCCATAACTGTTATCTTAACTATATTGAAGATACAGCTGAAGGTCTTGTAGAAAACCTATCAGAAACAAACTGGTTGTCTATGCTTGGTGGTGGTGTCGGTGTTGGTTTTGGTATTCGCAGTGCAGGTGAAAAGTCCACTGGTGTAATGCCACATCTGAAAATGTATGATGCATCCTCATTAGCATATCGTCAAGGTAAAACTCGACGTGGTTCTTATGCAGCATATCTTGACATTTCACACCCAGATGTTTTGTTATTTCTTGAAATGCGTAAACCAACTGGTGATCAGAATATGCGTTGTCTGAATCTACACCACGGTATTAACATTAGCGACGCGTTTATGCAGAAGATTGAAAATTCAATGACAGACCCGTCAGCTGACGATTCATGGGAACTAATTAATCCACATAATAATGAAGTTCGCGAAGTTGTATCGGCAAAAGAATTGTGGCAACGTATTCTTGAAATAAGAATGCAGACTGGTGAACCCTACATTCACTTCATTGATAGATCAAACGAAAAACTACCCGAGTGGTTAAAGAAGAAAGGTTTGTCTGTAAAACAAAGCAATCTGTGTTCTGAAATCATTTTGCCTACAGATGAAAAACGCACCGCTGTTTGTTGCTTGTCTTCGGTAAATCTTGAGTATTTTGATGAGTGGTCAAAAGATAAAAGATTCCTTTTTGATGTGGCTGAAATGTTAGATAATGTTCTACAATACTTTATCGATCATGCACCGAACGAAATTGCTCGTGCAAAGTACTCTGCAACTCGTGAACGTAGTATCGGTATTGGTGAACTTGGTTGGCATGCTTTGTTGCAGAAGAAAATGATTCCAATGGAGTCTGCAATGGCTAAGTCGTTGAACATGCGTATTGCGAAACACATTAAAGAAGGTCTAGATTATGCAAATGAAAGATTAGCTGTTGAACGAGGTGAAGCACCTGACGCGAAAGGATATAAGAAAAGATTTTCGCATATGCGAGCCATTGCGCCAAACGCATCTTCATCTATCATTATGGGTAATACATCACCAAGTGTAGAACCATTCCGTGCCAATGCGTACCGACAAGATACTTTAAGCGGTTCTTACATGAACAAGAATAAGTATCTTAATACGTTGTTAGAACAAAAATGTAAAGAGAATGAAACTTTAGATATTGATAGAATGTGGTCATCTATTATTTCAAACGATGGTTCTGTGCAACATTTAAAATCTTTAAATGATTACGAGAAGGATGTGTTTAAAACAAGTTTGGAAATAGATCAAAGATGGTTGATTGAACATGCAGCTGACCGACAAGAATATATAGATCAAGCACAATCAATTAATCTGTTCTTTCGACCAAATGCAGACATAAAGTATCTTCATGCAGTACATTACCTGGCTTGGAAAAAAAATCTCAAGACGTTGTATTACTGTCGTAGTGAAAAGATTAGTAAAGCAGATAAGGTGTCCAAAAAAATTGAAAGACAAATCATTCAAGAGCTAGATATGAGTGCAATGGTAGAAGATTCCGCTTGTTTATCGTGTGAAGGATGATGCGAAGGTTAATGTGAGTGAAATATAACAATGGTATAACTGAAATGTGTACTAATGAACCACCCACAGGAACTGACTGGATTAGAGGCCGATTGAAAGGCATCAAAAGAGGAAGTAAAATAGACAATGGCAAATAAATCTGGAAAAATCTGGGGCCAAACTGAGTTGGTTGAAGCTAATGGCTCACTAGAGTTTCATCGTATTGAAACTAAAAGAGGAGGTGTCTGTTCAAAACATCTTCATTCTTTCAAATGGAATGGCTTTTTCGTTGAATCAGGTAAACTTCTGATCCGTGTATGGCAGAATGACTATGGCTTGGTTGACGAGACCATCCTTGGTCCAGGTGATTGGACTAAGGTTAGACCCGGTGTGATGCACCAGTTTGAGTGTCTTGAGGATGCTGTTGCTTTTGAGGTATATTGGGCTGAACTAAATGCTAATGATATTGTACGCGAAACTGTGGGATACACCTCAAATATAACAATCGATGACGATCATAATGTTGTTGACAATCTTACAGTCAAACCATCTATATCTATAACAGATACACAACCAACTTGGGCACCGAACAAACTATGAATCTAACAGAAGAAAGACCTTATTTCAAACCCTTTAACTATCCGTGGGCTTATGATTATTGGCTCCAACATGAACAGTCACATTGGCTTCACTCAGAAATACCGATGATGGAAGATGTAAAAGATTGGAAGAATCGATTGTCACAAGAAGAAAAGTATTTTCTTACACAAATCTTCCGTTTCTTTACACAGTCTGACATTGATGTGGCATCTGGATATGTAAATAACTATCTTCCATATTTTCCGCAACCGGAAGTTCGTATGATGCTTCTTGGTTTTGCAGCAAGAGAAGCATTACACATCGCAGCTTACTCGCATCTGATTGAAACTTTGGGTATGCCTGAGTCTACATACAATGAGTTCTATGAATATGATGCTATGAAAGAAAAACACGAGTACTTCACCTCATTTAACTCTGATTCGATTCCGATTAATGTGGCTGCAACAAGTGCCTTTACGGAAGGTCTTGCATTGTTTTCGTCATTCATTATGTTGTTGAACTTCCCACGTCATGGTAAAATGAAAGGCATGGGTCAGATTGTCACATGGTCAATTGTAGATGAAACAATGCACGCTGAAGGAATGATTCGATTGTTTCGTGAATACGTTGAAGAAAATCGTAAAGTATGGAACGACGAAACAAAAGGTCAAATATATACAATTGCAACAAAGATGGTGGAACTAGAAGATAAGTTTATTGACCTTGCGTTTACAATGGGTCAAATGGAAAATCTGACAGAAGAAGAAGTAAAAACTTATGTTAGATATATAGCAGACAGAAGACTTATTTCAATGGGAATGAAAGGTATATTTAAAGTGAAAAAGAATCCATTACCCTGGGTAGAAGAAATGGTCAACGCACCTATTCACACAAACTTCTTTGAAAATCGTGCAACAGATTATGCCAAAGGTGCTCTGACAGGAAACTGGGACGAAGTATGGGCTACTTAAAACTAGAATAAAGGATAACCTATGTCGAATGACGATCTCATAATACAATCATATAATTGTACCGAATGTGGTGCTATGTTTAAACTACATCACAACGAAATACAAGAATCGAACTATTGTCCATTTTGTGGTGAAAAAACACTAGAAATAGTTGATAAAGATAGTATGCCTTGGGAACCTGATTTTGACGATTCCATTGACGATGAAGAATGGGATTAGAATCCTCCTACGAAAATTCCTGGATCTTCAACAACGGACCCTTCGAAACTGAAAATATAGAAAAGTTCGAAGGGTTCGTTTATTGTATCACGAGTAAAATAAATAACAAAAAATATATTGGTAGAAAATACTTTTATAACATTCGAAAAGTAAAAGGTAAAAAGAAACGCGTTCGTTCTGAAAGCGACTGGAAAGAATACTACGGTAGTTCTAAAGTTCTATTGACAGACATAGAAAAATATGATATAATGGACTTTAAACGAGAAATACTATCTCTACACATCACTCGCGGTGATTGTAATTATGAAGAAGTGAAACAACAGTTTTTGAACAATGTCTTAGAAGAAGATGGATGGTACAATGAAACCATCGGTAATTATAGACGAAAGCCGAAACATATAGTAGAGAATAGACAATATGGACGAAGAAATTAACACTGTAGAAAAAACAACACCATCAGAAGGATTTTCTTGGTGGTTAAAATGGTTAGGTAGTATTACTGGCATCATTACTGCCATTTTAAGCGCGTCTAATTTATTTCCATATAATATGTTTACTGGATTGTTTTGTTTCATATGCTGGTCAATTGTTGGTATGATGTGGCAGGATAGAGCACTAATTGTAATGAATATCTTTTTGCTTGGAGTCTATACAATGACACTCGTAAACGAATTCAAAGATATGGTAGCACAATAATGCAACAGAAAACAATAACAATAGAAACACATCAAAATGAAGGAGTGAATCTTTGGGGTGTATCACTGGGTACTGGATATCCATGGTTTGTTGAGTTAGTTATTACACTTATAGTAATGGCTGTTCTATACACCATGAAGAAATATATTGATATTTGGTTTGAGAAACGCAGACAAATCAAAATATCAAAAAAGCATTTAGAAAAGATAAATGCGCAGAAAAAACGAAATAATATTGAGAAAGATATTTGGCGGAATACAAAATGAATATATCAGAAGCTGCACAGAAAAGAGTGGAACTCGTCTTATATGGAGATGGAATGGGACTTGCGCCAAAACCTAACGATAACGTGTTTCGTATAGAAATACAAGGTGGTGGCTGTACCGGATTCAAGTATAACTTTGACATATCTAAACCTGAAGAAGATGATATATACATAGGAGAAAGAGTGGTGGTAGATCCAATGAGCATGATGTATCTCGAAGGTTCTACTTTAGATTTTAAAGACACAATCTTCTCACAATCATTTGTGATAGATAATCCAAATGTGAAAACAACGTGTGGGTGTGGTGAAAGTATAGGATTTTAGGATATGAAATTTGATATTGTTGGTTTAGATAAAAGTGAAAAAGATATATTTGATGAAGTAATGAACAACAACCAAATGTCTCTGAGTGGAAGAGAAGCTATCTATTCATACTTCGGAGATGGTAAAAAATATCTGGAGTGGGGCTCTGGTGGTTCGACTTTGTGGTATGTTAATGAAATAATTAAAAACAAAGTCGATACACAAATCATTAGTGTTGAGCATCATACAGACTGGTATAATAAAGTAAAATCTGCCGTAAATAATCATCTCGCGCCAACAGATGAACAATTCTTGTATCTTCATAAAGAAGCATCATATGCTTCTATAGCCTTTACTACTCCAGATGGTAACATTCCGTTTAATGTAATATCTACTCCATTCGAAGAAGTGACAGCAGGACTAACTGAATATATAAACCCACCAGAAATTGATTTATCTGATATTGATGTCTTTTTAGTGGATGGTCTTGCGCGTGGTGCATGTTTAGCTACAATAAAAATTTTAGTTAAGAAGGACGCTGTTGTATTTTTACATGATATTGACGGTCGAGAATCCTGGTATCAATGGGCTTTAGATCTTTGGGAAAAAGATTACAGCATTGAATATGTCTATCACAATTTAATTAAGTTGGTGCCTAATGATTAATGTAGTATGCGTTAAAACCGGTGATAAGTTTAGCGATGATTATGTACTCAACCTTCAAGAAGGTGTTGCAAAAAACGTTACAGTAGATCACAAATTCTTTTGTTATACTGATAAGCCAGTCCCGGGTGTGAAGTGTCTAGAACTTCCTATGGATCTAGGTGGTTGGTGGAACAAGATGCAATTGTTCAGTCCCGAGACCACAATCAGAAACGGTATCGGGAAGTATGTGTTTCTTGATTTAGATACTATTATCACAAGCAACATAGATTGGTTATTGGATTACGATGGTGAATTTATGGGTATTGAAAATCTCGGAATAAACAATTCGAAGTATGAAGACATTAGGCAATATGTTGGCGTTTTACAATCCGGTGTCTTGGCTTGGGATAGTTTAGAGTGTTCTAAAATATGGGATTTCTTTTTAAAACATAAAAATGAGATCATGAGAAATTTTAGAGGTGATGGTGAGTTTCTACATGCGTTGATAAAATCACCTGATTTACTTCAAAGATTATATCCGGGAAAACTTCGTTCGTATAAGTATGAATGTTACGAAGAAGGATTACCGAAAGACACTTCAATCGTTTGTTTCCATGGCCAACCAAGTATCGAAGAAGCTATAAGTACAACAGTTCAACCTTGGGGTGTAACATATGAACCTCGTGAATGGGTAAAGGAGTATTGGTATAATGATTAATAAACCTTGGGGTTATTATGAAACCTTACACACAGAAGATAAATTCCAAATCAAAAAAATAGTCATAGAAAAAAATCAGTCACCTTATTCAATTCAGTAAGACATAATTGTAAAAAAATAAATACATAATCTTATGAATAAAGTCGTTATTACAGGTCATAAAACCACTATAGCCAAAAATTTTAAATATATAATTTCACTCAAAGGAGTTAATCCGAATAACAAGAACTTTGGCCTACCGCCAATCGAAATAAGAACAGAAGAAATAGATAATCATCTAGATGCAGATAGATATGTCTTTTGTCACGGAGTAATGTATCCAAAAAAATCATATGAATTAACAGATGCGGAAAAAGAAAATAGCATGTATACAAATTTCATTAGTGTAGTTGAAATGTGTGATAAGATAATAGAGTACAATGATAAAGCTAGAATTTGTATAAT